GTATACAGGAGTAACACGAGCAAGAGATAGTTTGCATTTATTAAGCACAGACTATAAATATCATTATCCAATTGGAGAAGATTATTTAGTATATGTACAAGGAAACAAATGAATCATTTAGATCTATTTAGTGGTATTGGTGGATTTAGTTTAGCCTTAGAAAAGGTAGGATTTAAAACAATAGCATTTTGTGAAAGAGATGAATACTGCAGATTGTTGCTGCAAAAACATTGGAAAGGAGTTAAGATATATAATGATATTAAGAAATTGGAAGGAAAGGACATCGAAGAAAAAGTCGACATCCTCACAGGTGGTTTCCCCTGCCAGCCCTACAGCGTTGCAGGAAAACAAAAAGGAACCAATGACGATAGATATCTCTGGCCAGAAATGTTTAGAGTCATTAAAGAAGTCCAACCCACCTTCATTATTGCAGAAAATGTCAGAGGTCTTATTAACATCCAAGACGGCATGGTCTTCGAGACAGTGTGCTCTGATTTGGAAAGTGAAGGCTTCGAAGTCCAAACGTTTGTTATTCCAGCTGCAGGCGTCGGCGCGCCCCACAAAAGAGACAGAGTCTGGATTGTGGGCTACTCCAAACACAATGGATCACTTACCTCCAAGATCAAAAGAGGGAACAATGAAATTAATGCAGGGGCACAGGAAAGGCAGAACGAGACCATCGAATCTGAGAGAGCAAGTGGATCCAGAAACAATGAGGTTATGGAGAACTCCAGACGCACATTGCGACAGGGGAGCAAGCTCAGCAAAAAGAATGCAGATGAAAGTAGAAAAGAAAATGCCAATCAGTTTGAACGATCAAGTAGCACATCCAAACATAATGTGGCCGACACCGAGAGAGTTTATGTACAAGGACAGCAAGGTAGATCGAGGCAAGAGCAATCTAGGGGAAAAAGTTGGTGGGAGTTTGAACCCAATGTGGGTAGAGTGGCTAATGGGGTACCCGGGCGGGTATACCGACTTAAAGCATTGGGAAACTCTATCGTCCCGCAAATCGCAGAAGAAATAGGAAGGGCAATATGGAAAGTAACAAAGAACCAAAACTAAGAATACTAAGCCTTGGAGCAGGAGTACAAAGCTCTACAATGGCCTTGATGGCAGATGCTGGAGAGTTTGGTGTAAAGCCAGACGCAGCTATCTTCGCTGATACGGGTTGGGAACCTGAACCTGTAATAAAACATTTAGAGTATCTAAAGTCAGTATTAAGTTATCCTGTGTATTTAGTTAAGAAAGGTAATATCCAAGATGACATCCTCACGGCTCTCGCACCAGGTGGTAATCAATTTGCTTCTGCACCATTCTATACTTTAAACGAACAAGGTAAGAAAGGTATGGGTAGAAGACAATGTACAAGAGAATACAAGATTACTCCGATTGCTAAAAAGATTAGAGAACTATGTGGACTTAAACCAAGACAAAGATTTCCAAAAACAGAATTTGTAGAAGTTTGGGTTGGTATATCAACTGATGAAATTATGCGTATGAAGCCTTCAAGATTTTGGTGGCAGAAAAATGTATGGCCATTGATAGATAAAAAAATGTCAAGAGAGGATTGTTTAAAATGGTATGAAGGTAAAGGATTTAAAATACCAGTTAAGAGTGCATGCATTGGATGTCCATTTCATGATGATAAGTTTTGGATTGATATGAGAGACAACCGTCCGAAAGAATTTGCATCTGCTGTAGAATTTGATAAAAAGATGCGTATGCATAACCCTAAAGTTAAAAACTTTGTACATCGACAATGTGTACCATTAGATGAGGTTAAGTTCAAAGATGATGAGGGTCCAGATTTATTTAATCAAGAATGTGAAGGGATGTGTGGTGTATGACGAATAAAGATTTATTAGAAGAAGCTTTTCCGCAAAGTAAACAGATTGGCGGAAATCATTATAAGGAGTTTCGTATACAGCCTTATGAATTTATTAGTAAAAACAATTTAACGTTCTTCCAAGGCAACGTAATTAAATATGTTTGTAGATATATGAATAAAAATGGTATCGAGGATTTAGAAAAGATTAAACACTATTGTGATTTAGAAATACTTAAACTTAAAGACATGAAAAAAAAGAAATGATTGGAGACAGAGATCTTGGTAAAAATTGGCACCTTAGATTTCGAAAGATAATAGATAAGTTAAAACAAAAAAATGAAAAACTATACTTAGAGAACCAAGTAATGAAACGACGACTAGAAAAGTATGAAGGATCACGAGCAATGGTAACGTACTACAACAAAAAGGTATCAGTATGACAGGATTACAATTTACATTTAACTTTAAAAAACATATTTGGTCATGTCCATCAGAGTATAAAGACTTATCAAAGTATGATGAGATTGCAATTGACTTAGAAACAAGAGATGAAGGTATTAATAATAAATTAGGAGCAGGTTGGGCAACTGGTAATGGCTATGTGATTGGTTTTGCTGTAGCTGTAGAAGGTTGGCAAGGATATTATCCATTTAAACATTTTGGTGGTGGCAATATGATCGAGCCACAAGTTTTACAATACATGAAAGATGTTTGTAAGTTACCTGCAAGAAAAATATTTCATAACGCACAATACGATGTTGGATGGTTAAGACATATGGGTATTGAAGTTAATGGTGAAATAGTAGATACGATGATAGCTGCGGGTATCATTGATGAAAACAGATGGTCTTATAGTTTAAATGCATTGGCTAAAGATTATCTTGGTGAGCTGAAGTCCGAAAACGATTTAAAAGAAGCTGCAAAAGATCATGGTATAGATCCTAAAGCAGAGATGTGGAAGTTACCTGCAGAGCATGTCGGGTTCTATGCGGAACAAGATGCACGCCTCACGTACCTATTATGGCAAAGATTTAAGCCAGAAATTTACAATCAAAACTTAGAAACGATTTGGGAGTTAGAAGCTAAACTACTTCCAATATTAATTAAGATGAGGGAAAAAGGGGTTTTGGTTGACGTAGATAAAGCTCATGCTTTAAAGAAAGAGTTCCAATTACAGGAGAAAACTTATTTACAAAAAATAAAGCAATTAGTAGGAAAAGACATAGACATATGGGCAGCACGACAAATAGGAGAAGCTTACGATAAATTAGGGATAGATTATCCACGTACTGACAAAACTCATGAGCCATCTTTTACATCTAATTGGTTAGCTAATTCGAAACACGAAATAAGTAAATATATAGCACAGGCTAGAGAGATCAACAAGTTTCATGGTACATTCCTGGATTCAATTTTAAGATACGAACATAATGGGAGAATACATGGTGAGATTAATCAATTACGTAGCGACAGTGGTGGGACCGTTTCTGGCCGTCTGTCTATGGCTAATCCTAATCTTCAACAGCTACCCGCTCGTAATAAAGACTTTGGCCCAAAAATCCGAGGTCTCTTCTTACCAGAGCCAGGCTGTAGATGGGGATCATTTGACTATAGTCAGCAAGAACCAAGAATGGTAGTTCACTATGCAGCCTCTATAGGAGAAGGATACGAGGGATCCAATGAACTTGTAGAGGCATATGCAAATTCTGAGACAGACTTTCATCAAACTGTAGCTGATTTAGCAGGCATAGAAAGGAAACAAGCAAAGACAATAGGATTAGGACTAATGTACGGTATGGGAAAGAATAAACTGGCCAATTCTCTTGGATTATCAACAGAAGAAGCGTCAGCGCTAATAGCAAAATATAATAGAAAGGTACCATTTGTGAAGCTATTATCTGATAGATGTATGAAAAAAGCAAGCGATGAGGGTATTATTAGAACTAAGAAAGGTCGTAAGTGTAGATTTGATATGTGGGAGCCAAGAGATTTTGGTATTCACACACCAGAAACATTTGAAAACGCATCTTCAAAATACGGCAGACAAAATATTAAAAGAGCCTTTACCTACAAAGCATTAAATAGATTGATCCAAGGATCTGCAGCTGATCAAACAAAACAAGCAATTGTAAGTTGTTATGAGGCTGGATACTTACCTAAAATACAAATACATGATGAATTATGTTTTGATATTAAGGATGAAAATGATATAAATACCATTAAAGAAACAATGGAAACTTGTATGGAATTTAAAGTGCCAAGTAAAGTAGATGTAGCATTGGGAGATGACTTTGGACAAGCTTCATAAAAATATAGTTGTAGGCCATGGAGAAGTTATTTGGCCTTTGTACATGATCTTTAAAGAGAGGCTACAGATAAAACAATTTAAAGATATTAAAATAATACACAACACACACGCAGAATTTAAAGCAACTATAAGAGGGGATATAGAGACAAAGGGTTTATTGTGTCCATTAGTAGTTGATGAAAAATTACAATTAAGAAATGGTAATCATAGATTCAAAGCTATTAAAAAACATGGAGATGCAAGTTTATTTTACGTTGCTAAGTCAGATGAAGAAGTAAATTTTTTTTCTAGATTAAATGTTTTAACCTGGGAGCTACATCCTGATGTATCAAACTTAATGGAGAAACTATGGCAAGGGAAAATGAAAAAGTATACCGAGAAAGTCCCACACATCTTCCAAGAAAATGTAAGGACTGTAGATCTAAAATAGCAGTCATAATAGAGAACAACGAATATTTTTGTGCTGAGTGTGCATGGCACAAAATCTGTTTAAAAGAGGGCAAGAACCCCCTAATCAAATGAATGATTTTTTAGAAAAAATTTTAACTAGTTAATTAACCAGTTTTTTCAACAAAAAGCTCTCTTGCATCAGTAACGCTTTGTGCGTTAATAGCATTTTTAAGCTCTTTAATTTTAATATCAATCCACTTCATGTCAGTAGTAACTCTACCCTGCGCTAACGCCTGTGATGCCCATTTGGACTCCAGCAGAAGTTTCTCCGATATTAACTTTTGTAGTGCCATTATCTAGCTCCTCATAAGTTAGATGGTATCGACGCATTCCTCGACCGAAACCATCCTTTTTAACCGAATATAAACCTTGGTTTAAATTCGATGCGAAGTTTTTAATCCCCTCTTCATCGTTAGCAGCGTTTACGACACTAGTAAAATACAGTCCAGCTGCATAACATTGAAAGCGATATTGCTTCATGTGATAATCTTATCAACTATTTAGTGTAAAATCAAGTGTTTTTGTGTTCTTTGTCAACCAGGCAGGTTATTCTTAATTCAAGTATTTGAAAACCATTTGCAGTGAAATTATTGGCCATTTCATTGGCTTTTTGATTAGAAAATGCTTTACAGTCTTCTAAATTGTAATATTTTATTGGATCTTCATGAAAATTAAAGCATTGAGGCATGTCCGAAACAGGATTTAATAAACAAATCATACCCGCTATAAAATATTCTTTCATAATTTATTATACCATATTTTTGTCTTGACAACTTACATGGGATTTCTTATGTAGATGGGACAAGGAGAAAAACAATGAACTTAAAAAGTAAATCAAAAATATTTAGATCTTTGGTTGAGAAGATGGACTTAGCATTATCTGAAGGAAAAAGTTTTGATGAGATATCAGATAAACTAAAAAATGTTCATATCAAACACAAGGACGAATATCAAAAACCATTACACACAGATCTGTGTGATATCTTAGCTATGAATGAATTGGAGTCTAGATGAACTTGATTCATATTTTAGCATTTATAATTTTACTGTGTTTCATGTTTCCTAAATTAGCATTAGTCATGTTAGGAGTTTTATGGGTAATGTAGATTGGAAAGATAGACAGTATAAAGCTCACTATCGATTGAGCAAAAAAAGAGGTTGGGACTTCAGTGACAACAATCCATACTTTGAAAGAATGTGTATTGTATTACCAAATCCTAAAATTAAAACAAAACAACAGATGAAACAGGAGTTAAAAAAACATGGATATAAATAAATTTAAATCAGTTGCAGTAAGAAAAGCAGATTATGATACTTTGCAAGGACTTTGTAATCATAAGTTTAGATCACCTGCATCAATGATTTCAAAACTTGTAAATGAATATGTAGAATACCAGGCAATGAAAAATAAATTTTCTATCCCTGAGTATAAAGAATTAGTTTTAAAAATGGATCCAAAATTAATTAAAAAGGAGGACTTAGATGGACGAAATATCAAAGCTAAAAGCAACAATAGCAAGGTTGGAAAAAAGCTTAGACGAAACTCAAAAAAGTCTAGATAAGCTTCAAAAGAATGTAATTAAAAGTTGTGATGATGCTATCGCAATTTTAAGAGACAATGAGCATTATCATAAACTAAATGATTATACGGAAGGTAGAAAATGATGTCCGATAAAGATTGTATTGACTTTGATAATTACCTTGATGATTTAAAAAAAGGAGAACGAGTTATTAAAGTTAATAATTATATTCGACACCATGTGCATGCAGTTCAGAATGGTCATGATATTACTATCTTAACTGGTGACGAGAAAAATTTAGACAGTGTAGTCACACAAGTGTTCAAGTGTCGTTGGCCTAAAAATCGTAACCCTAGAAATAAACCCTTTACTTATGTCAAAAAAGAAATATAAGAAAAATATGAATATAAAATTTGGTGAACCCTACAAGATTTGTAAGAATTGCAAGGGCAATGGCTATGTCAGAATAGCCATGTATGAAGAAACGCAAACTTGCAAAGAGTGTGGAGGAGCAGGTCACTTTGAAAATGTTAAACGAACCACGGATCAAGACCCAGTTGTAGAAACACAATATGTGTTAAAGCTGATCAAGTTATTAGAGGAGTTTGTAAAACGTGGCTCGAAAACAACAATCCACTAGTCCATTTTTAGATAGTCTTAAAATCCTAGCCAACAAATTAGAGAAAAAAGATTACTCTAAAGTCACAAGCATCATGTTTAGATTATACATGGGCGATAAGTGTGGTTATAAAGAAACGTTTGATCCTCAAGTAATGGCTGATATCCAGGCTGTGTGGCAGTTTGGAAAAGAAAAAAAAGTTAAAAGTAAGGCTAAACTTTACAAATTAAAGGTCATCAAAGGTGGAAAAAACGCAGATAAATCATTATAATAGATCCATGGCTAGAGATATTTTCACGAAGCACGAAGATCAACCTAAACACTCTGGAGAGGATATACACCAAATCATTGATGGTGTACATATTGATTATGAAAAATCAAAAAAATCTCGTAGAGATATAGAAGGAACTATCTACCATCGTGACTTACTCTCTTTCCTTATTAAAACTTATGGGCACTAGTTTTGCAGCTCAGTTGTTGAGCACTGAAGTAGAACCTGAAGAAAAATTATGGAGAGGAGTGTTAGTCAATGCCATCGAAGACGCAGGATCCAGGTCTCAAGAAAGAAAGCCTTCAATTTATAAATGTGAGGCTCATACATGGATTATGTCGAATACTACTGATTTTCATACTGTTTGTTATTATGCTGGTTTTGAGCCTGAGCATGTAAAAGAACGATATAAAATGGCTATTATGAAAGGCGATATAGCCTTCAGTCCAAGGAACTTTGCCTGGAAAAAATATTCACTACAATTTACTAAGTATCGAAATTGTAAGGAAGAAGAATCTAAAAAATATCACCGAAAACATCTAGAACATTTAAGGCACGCAGTTGATTTGTGTACTACTGCATTTATTTCAAATTTAGTAACATCAATATAAATAAAAAGGGCAGCACCAGTCTCCCGGTAGCTGCCCTTTTCCAACTAACTTAGAAAGAATGATTATGAAACATAATCAAGCGTTCGCATTAGTTTATTTTGATTAAATAGTCAAGTCATTTTTTCCTCCTTAGTTGATTCAAAGAGCGTAATATGAAAAAAAGCTAACATTTACTCTTACACCTTATCAAATTGGTCACAGGGGTCAAGTAAAATGTGTAGTTTATAATGGTTCTAAGGTACACGCTCCTAGAACCAGATATCAAAAAGCTAGGTTTTACGTGGTTTCTCCTAGATTTTGGTATATACCCACTGCTTAGAAAAAAAAATTAAAAAAAACTTTTTAGAAAAAATAGCCTTTTTTTCTAGGAGTCTAGGAGTAATTGACTATTATTCGCTAATACCAACACTTATTTACTCCTAGATTTACTCCTAGAACCAGTTTTACTCCTAGAAATTTCTAGGAGTAACTATACTCCTTACGAGTGGGGGGTAGAAATTTTTACTAAGGAGTTTTATTTTCTAAGGAAGGGGTATATAGTAATTACGTGCCAAAAAAGTCAAATCAGTTAAAAACAATATCAGAACTTACACCTAAACAACGTAAGTTTGTTGATATTTATGTTTCCAATTATGGCGAAATTTCGAAAGTAGAGGCTGCTAAGCAAGCGGGTTTTACTTCAACAAATAAATATGGACCTACAGATCAAGCTAGTAGGTTATTAAATCCAGATAAGAATCCTCATGTAGTTAGATATTTTGAAAAACGTATGGCTCAAGAACTAGAGAAAGAAGAGAAAGATAAATTATTGTCATACAAGCACTACAACAGAATGCGAGATGTGTCAGAGAAAAAAGGCCAGATGACAGCAGCAATTACTGCTCAGTTTAGAAGAGATCAGATGGCAGGACACTTTGTAGATAGGAAAGAAATAAGCCATATAGGTTTAGAAGGTATGAACCGAGAACAACTGGAGAAGAGACTTGAGGAGCTTGAATCAAAAATCGGCGAAGCAAAAAACATCATTGACGTTACGCCAATTGAAACTAGTACAGAGTAAGGATTGGAAAGATTTCTTGACAGTATTCAATGAAGTCCATAATAGTACTCTTACTACAAAACTTGGTATTGTATCTGTATTAACAAAGGACGATTATGAAAAGTAAAAGATTAAACAGAAAGAAAGCATTAGAACTTAATATAAAATTTCCAAAAGAAAAAATTGAAAGATATCCGTTTGTAGAAGTACATTGGGTAGATATTGTTGGAGAGTCAGGTTGGCAAACTTTTGATCAATTGATGAAGTCAGGACTTGGTAGAATGGTTTCAAGAGGTTGGTTGCTCTCACGTGAAAAAGGCATAACTAGAATCTTTTGTGACTATGGTCTTAAAGATGGAAAGGAAGGCGATGAAGGTTATATTGAAACTATTGGTGGTAGCACTATTATTCCTAATTCCGTCATCACTAAAATCGTCGAGCTTTAATGAGCGGATTGGAGTTATTTTTATTAATAGAGATGGTGGCTATAGCTTATTATCTTTCAAAATAAATCAGCCCTGTGATGTTTGGTGGCAAAACAATCTTGTAATTGTAGAAAAAGATAACCCAGCAGAGTTTGAAAATTGGGTTGAACATCGTATTTTTAATGAGCCTGTGATAGGCAAAATTTGCAATTATTGACCGATTAAAATATGGCTCAAAACAAAGAAACTAGGATATGGCACGAGTTAAAAAATTTAGATAAAGATTGGCATTTTACCCGCATAGAATCTAGCACAGTTAATGGTATTCCAGATGTCCACTGTGTCGTAAATAAGCAAGTTTTTTGGATAGAACTCAAAGCCAACACCAGCAAGAATTGTGGTCTTTCAAAGTATCAAATTAATTGGCATATTAAATATTTGAAAGCAGGTGGTAGAGCGTATATCTTGAATAGGCCCCTCTTGCAGAGCGCCTATGAACTTCTGGCCGTGAGCCGTGAGTCCCGAACCCCGATCCCGTTGGCACGCCACACGGATCTTAGAACCTTAATCACCTTCGCAGCGCAGCTGGGCACTGGCGCATCCTCCCGGGTCCCCGATCCCCGTCCCGAATCCCGTTAAATAACGATAATAGAACCATTGAACTCTGGCCTGGTGAGCTGGGAGACGCGGCTCAGGAGCAGCTCACCCCCGATCCCGAAGCCCGATTATCAAGGAGAAATGTGGAAGAACTTAGGGCATCACCAGCTGGGAACTGGCGCTGCTGGTCAGGAGATGGTAAAGTTTCTTGGGGCGTGGGTATGGTTTATTTTCATTTTCCTTTCTCGACCCACGACCCCGTTCCCGTTACGAAAAGCTACCCTGCTTTTCTGAACTAAGCCATCAGGAGCTGGCCAGGCGTGCAGCTGGCAGCAGAGGATCCTATTTCGGTAAATTCATCTGCGAAAAATAATTTGGAAAAAGAACTTGACATCTATCCCATCATATCTTATCTCTTACATAACTAACAAAGGAGAAAGAAATGAACACAATAATTCCAGAACTAACTGTGATCGCAATTACATTTGCTGTCCTAACTTTGACAGGAGTGATCATATGGTAGAAACAGTTCAAAAAGATGACAACATAGTTTACTCATGTCCAAAGCATGGAAAAGAAACTTACTTCCAAATCAAGAGATTGGAACAAATGCCCAAGATGCGTGACTATGTGTATGTGTGGTTTAAGCACCGTAATAGATCTGAGAAGATGTGGGTGAGAATTACAAGTGGCTCACGATTGAAGGGTCAGGGAACTCTAGACAACCAACCACAAGTCCTGACGCACCTAAAGCTAAGGGACATAGTTAAATTCAAAACCGATGTGGAGGGCATAACATGGGGACGATAAAGGAATGGCTAAAAGATGGCGAACAGAAGGAAATGTTCGCCATCAAAGACATCGCAACACACGGCTGTGGTGGCGGGGTAGCAGGTCTGACCTACTACGTAGAAACCACTGCCTTCTATAACGAACACGAAGCTGACGTTTGGAAATATGTAAGGGAGGCAGCAGAGGCTTGTGGTGAGTCTGTCTTCTTCCTGCTGGACAAGGACATCCGTGGTCCCACCGCCTTTAAAAATTCAATGACATGGTTAGCTGTCGAATGTGCTGCCCAGGAGCTGGAAGCAGCGAAGGAGACACATTGATATGGTGGCTCTTCGTTCTGACTGTACCACTAGTCTTCTTTCCTCGCGTAGGATGGATCTACATCATTGCGCTCGCACTGATGGTTCGCGGATGCACAGGTCTCTGACCGGTGCCCCCACGCCGTCGACCCCACACACGCATGTGCTAGATGATGAAGCTTTCCTGCCTGGCCAGCAGCAGACTGGCGTGCTGGGATCCATTAGCTCTACCCCCACGCCCACGCCGAGAGGAGATATGATGATAGGTAAAGGTAAGTTCAGGACTGGTGCACCAGCGTGCAGCGAAGCAGCTGTGAGCTGGAAAACTTTTCTAAAATATTTTGTTGCATTGCTGATGGGATATGGTAAGACTTTAGAAACTAACTTAACAAGGAGAAAGAAAATGGGCTTTGACTTATATAGTACAGGCAATCACAAAACAGAAACAGGCGAATATTATAGACAATCCGTTTGGGGTTGGAGAAGATTAGCTGACTTTGTTTGTGAGCAAACAGGAGTAATTGCTGAAGATAATAAAAAGTTTTGGCAATCTAATGACGGTCATGAGGTAAGCGAGAGCGAGGCAAAAGAAATTGCTAAACAACTAAAAGCACTTATCAAAGACGGTACAGTTTCAAAAGCAATCCATGAGGTAGAGCAAGAGAGCGAAGAAGCTGAAAGGAATAATAAGTTCGTTGAAATCTGCCATAAGATGTTGAGGGAAAAGGTAGAAAGGGAAACAGGAAAAACAAATACTGCACCTGCTGACTATCCAAAGGAAGACCACGACACTTGGGAATGGATACAACGGAAGTATAGCTATGGGAGTTCGTACCCGTTCACAATGGAACAGGTTGAGAGTTTCATTGAGTTCTGCGAACAATCCAACGGGTTTCGTATATGTTGAGTTAATACAAATGGCGTGGGCTAACGCCCACGCCGACGCCGACGCCACGCCGACGCCATAACAATAAACTAAACAAAAGCTGCCTGGCCGTGAAGCCCAGTTCAGTTCAGTTCAGGACAAGAATTTATATGATCTATGTAATATTGATTGTTTTATTTTTTTTAATCTTTTTTAAATTATTTCTTGATTAATCTTTTTTTTAATCTTATAACAATGGGATAACTAACTAACTAAAAAGAAAGGAATGTTATGAGCAATCAAAATGTAGTAAAGCTACAAAAGAAAGCTACAAAACAAAACCAACTAGACCTATTAAACTTAGGTATAGCAAAAGATAACCAAAAGGAAATGGCTAAGAATATTAAATTAGTTATTCCAACTCATATAGATTTGTTCAATAGATTAAAAACAAATCTTATCATCTTTAATAAGTTAGATGATTATGAGGGTTATGCTCAATTAATTAATCGTAAGTTAAATCGGTTTGATATCACAAAGTTTAAGGAATTAAATCCAGATGAATACTTAAAGTATTTAGTTCCTATGGAAACTAATGAAATCAAAATCAAATATCAAAAGAAAGGTTAAGTATGAGCAATCTAGTTAAAATGGTTAATAACATTATTGAGAGCAAAAAGAACAATAATGAAGTTGAACAAGCGAGTACTAACTCGCTTGATAGTGGGTTGAATTATCAATTCATGTATAAACAATTAGAGAGTGCTGTTGAGGAAATTATAATTCAGTACCCTAATGATCCTATTGTTAATGAGTTAAAAGCAAAGCTTGTTAATAATCTAAGACCAATACTTGAGTTAATACAGAATAACCAAGACTTTAATCAGTAATCACCAACAGGTGTAGCCCTTCGGGGCTACATCACCTGCCATCTCGTACTTCATAGAGGTACCAAACCTAGTAGCAACATATAAACTTTTACACCACATCTTGTGCCACGCTAAGCGTTCCAAATGTATCTGATGATCTGGCCTTTAAACTCTGATTTACAAACGTAGTGACAATAATTTTATTATGGGTTAAATTAAAGGGGACCCAATGCAAAAAGAATTATTAACCAATGAACAGCTTAGATTAGCTGTAGAAAAAAAATGGATTGAGCACATAAAGTTGTGCCAGGATAATTTTATATATTTTGTGAAAGAAGTATGGCCTGATTTTATATGTAGATTGGACCCTAATCCTAAAAAGTGGGGCCACCATCAACATATAGCTTCAGAGTTTACAAAAATTTCTAAACAGAAAAAAGGGAGGCTCATTATCAATATGCCCCCTAGGCATACCAAATCAGAATTTGCATCATTCTTATTTCCTGCTTGGATGATAGGGAAGTTTCCCAATCTGAAAATTATGCAAGTTTCACACAACGCAGAACTATCATCAAGATTTGGTTCTAAGGTTCGTAACCTAATGGAACAGAAGGAGTATAAAAATATATTTGGAGATGTTAAACTACGAGAAGATAGTAAGGCAAAAGGACGTTGGGAGACCAATCATGGTGGGGAATACTTTGCAGCGGGGGTAGGCGGTTCTATCACAGGACGAGGGGCGGACTTACTTATTATCGACGACCCACACACTGAACAAGATGCAATGTCTGATTCAGCTATGGAACGTGCATATGATTGGTACGTGTCAGGACCTAGACAACGTTTACAACCTGGAGGCTCAATTGTAGTTGTAATGACAAGATGGGCTGAAGATGATTTGACAGGAAGATTAATCAAGGCTCAAGCTGAACCTAAAGCTGACAAGTGGAATGTAATTTCATTTCCTGCAATATTAGATTCAGGTAAACCTGTTTGGCCTGAGTATTGGGAACTAGAAGAATTAGAAAAAGTTAAAGCATCACTTCCAATCAGAAACTGGTCTGCTCAGTATATGCAGGAACCTACATCTGAAGAAGGTGCAATCTTAAAAAGAGAATGGTGGCAACCATGGACTAAAAGAAATATTCCAAAACTGCAACATGTTATTCAATCGTACGATACTGCATTTAGTGCAAAAGAAACTGCTGACTATTCAGCTATCACAACTTGGGGTGTCTTCTTTCCAAAAGAAGATGGTAAACCTGCAATGATATTATTAGATGCACTCAAAGGTAAATTTGACTTTCCAGAACTAAAAGCAGTTGCTTTGGATCAATATAAATATTGGGAACCTGAGTCCGTGATCATTGAGGCTAAGGCTACAGGGGAACCACTCATGCAGGAGTTCAGAAGAATGGGGATCCCTGTCATCCCATTCGTACCATCAAGGGGAAAAGATAAGCATTCACGGGTCAACGCCACCGCTCCAGTATTCGAAAGTGGGCAAGTTTACTATCCAGAAGACGAGAAATATGCTGAAGAAGTGATTGAGGAATGTGCAGCATTTCCACATGGAGCTCATGATGACTATGTCGACAGTACCACACAGGCTGTGTTAAGATATCGTCAAGGAAACTTCATAGAAATGTTAAGTGACTATGAAGAAGAATTTTATAAAGTACCGAAGGAATATAGTTATTATGGATGAAGCTACAGAATATAAAAAATACTTAGAAGCTTTAAAGAAAGCAACTGAGGATGCTAAAAAAGAAAAGAAAAATAAACCTATAAAACCTATTAAAGCAGTTTTAGGAGTTCTTGCATTAGGTGCACTTGGAGCAAAAGCTTTAAGTAAAGCAACTAAGAAAACAGCTACGGCTACACCGAACGATACAGAATATGTAAGTAATAAAAAAAACATGGTCACTGATCTTTATCAAAAAGCAACAGGTAATGCTAAAATGAAAACAGGTGGGGAAGTCGAAATTACTAAAGGCGGAGATTACATTAAGGATTTACTATAATGTCAAAAAATAAAAAAAAGAAAATGCCTAAAGCTAGAGATATGGCAATGGGAGATAAGAACATTGTTTATCTAGGAGATCCATACATGGTAGATGGTAAAATGTATGATCCTGTAAAAGAACATCCAGAAGATTATTTAAGACCTGAAGGTGTAGATAATTATAGTACTGGAGGCGGAGTAGCAATACAAGGAACGAAGTTCACTGGAGTTAAGTAGTGAGCCTAGAAGCTTTAAAGAAACAAGAGATCATAGAAGATGAACCTACATCTAATGTTCCTGTAGGTAATTCAGAATACGCAGAACCTTATGAACCGAGCGCCTTGAAGGGTGTAGCGGGATTAGCGGTTGCTGGTGCAGGAGCCGTGGCTCTTAGAACTCCTATCGGTAGAGCCATTAATCGTATTATGGCTAAGACAACGCCAAAGAATCCAGTATCGCGGATCAAGGAACCAGTTGATCAGGTAGAAGAAGTATTACAGATTGCTCCAACAAGAGTTGAAAGAGGTCAAGCAATGACTAAACCTCAAATCTCATTACAAGAACAAATTAGACAAGAAGCTATTCAAAAATCAAATGAGCTAAAAAAGATTGCTTATAACAATCCACTATCTAGAGGAGGTTCTACTAATCGTATCGGATCTTCACTATGGGATTACATTGCAAGACACCCGATTGCAGGTGCAAGAAAAGCAGATGAATGGATTAGAGATTTTAAATCTACTGGCCCTGGATCTTTTAAAACAGGTAATCCTGATTTTAAAAGTATTTCTCAAGGGGTAAAGAAAGAAGAGTTATGGGACTCCAACATTGCACAGTTTGATAAACAAGGTAATTTAATAGGTGGCTTTTTAAAAGTCGCTCAAGATAAAAAGATTCCATTAACTAAAATGGATTTACTTTACATTGTCGAAAAAGCTCCTGTGAACAATCTTAAAACTAGAAAGTACATGACTGATGTTAAAATCGTAGATGAAGCAGAAGATGTAGCACGTACTATGAATAATAATTTAGATACTATTAGAGCACAAATCACGGCTATGCCTACAAGATCAGATACACAAACTCAACGATTATCTAGTTTATTAGAGAATATTAATGCAGTGCAAAAATCCAATTTAAAGATTAATGCAAGAATGAACTATAAGTTTAGAGAAGTAGCATCTGATGACTATGATCGTTTTAGTGCATCACCTTTTAAAGATTCTGTAGACAGCTATGAAAACATAATAACTCAAGCTAGAAACTTAGGACTGAATGTTAGTGATGACGTTGCAAATGCAACTAACCTATTAAAACGAAGAGATACAGAAATATTTAGAAAACTACAGCTACAAGAATCACAAGGGTTTAGACCGAAGTATGGAAACCACTCTGAATATAGACTCAAAGGTGGTGATGAGTATTTTGAAAATGTAGTTTACTATCCTAAACCATTACCAATGGGTCAAACATTACCTTATGACTTTAATAGACATTACAGCGGTATTCCTAACCAGGTATATCATGTAAGAGGAAGTATTCGTAAGACGGCAGACAATCAAAAAATTCAAATGATTGATGAAATACAATCTGACTACAATCAAAAACTTAGAGATGTAAACCCTGCAAGAGATAGAGTTGAAAATGCATTTGGTTCTGAAATAGAATTTTTCTCATCAAATAGAAAGTTAGATGCAATCGTAAACGAGATGACTAACATTACAAGAAAAGGTATGAAGCAAACAAATGCGGACATGAAACGATTTAGAGAACTTAAATCTGAGTTTGATGAAATTAAAGCGAACTCAATGAACCTAGCAAACATTAATACTAGAAAACAAACAGATTCAATTCCATTCTTACCTTTATTCGGAAAACAGAACTGGGGTGGACATGCTTTGAAAAATACAATTAAAGATGCAGTAGATAGAGGGATACAGTGGGTTGGAATCTCTCCTGTAGAAAGACTACACCATTTGAAAAGAGAAAAGTTTTTAGGGGATATAGAGTTTTATGGAAATAGATTTGGTAAAGCTGGTTTTAAAAACTATAAAGTATTTAGTAAGAAAAAAGATAGAGAAATTTTAACGGATCCTAATAAAGAAGCAACTCTACCTGCGGAGATGAAACGATTAGCTAGAGAATATAACTCTGAGGTAAAGACAATACCTGTCGCTAAATCAGATCCTGATAAACAGTTTAAAGTAGTTAGAACAAATCAGGGTAAAAAAGAATTTGGTTATGGCGATAAGAAAAAAATTGATGAGCATATCGCTGCATTTAAAACAGAAGCAGAAGCTCAATATTATGTTGGAAGATATGGCGACAATGCTGATATTGTAAGAATGGCACCAAATGATCCAGATTTATTTTATGACGTATATGCGATTAAGATCTCTCCAGATATGATCAATAAGCCTTTCAAAGCTTACAATGAGGGTGGTCTAGTCGTAAATATATTTGCATGATATTATAAATCTGTTATAACAAATAGGAGATAATTATCATGGCAAGCAAAAAAATAAAAAAAGCTATCGGTGCAGCCTTAATTGGTATGGCTGGAGCTAAAATGCTAGGTGCTAGAAACAAAGCAATGGCAAAAGCAGCACAAGTAGATACAGGTGATCTTGGTTCAGAAATGGCTAATGACACAGCTTTATCTAAAGCAATGAGTGCTTCAATGTTACCTAAAAAGAAACCAATGACTAAAAAATCAAGCGGAGCTGATTTCTTAGGATATGGTGATGCATTTGGTTTAGGCCCATATGATGGTGCTAAAACTGGTAAAATGATTAAAGCTAAAAACGGCGTAATGGCTAGAGGCTGTAAGTTAGGGAAAAATAAAAGAACTATCATTACATAATAATGGCTGAAGTAGAAAAACAAAATGAACTTCCTGAAGAAGAAGTTGAAGAGTCAGAAGTTGATGTAGAAGTTGAGGGTCAGGAAACTCCAGACGAGGCTCCAGAACCAGAAGAAGATTTTTACAGAAACTTAGCTGAAGATATGGACGAGCGAACGCTTGGCCGTATGTCTTCACAACTTATTCAGGATTATAAAAAAGATAAAGTTTCAAGAGCGGATTGGGAACAAGCTTACACACAAGGTTTAGACCTTCTTGGATTTAAGTATGTGCAAAACACAAGACCTTTCCAAGGTGCAAGTGGTGTAACCCATCCGCTTTTATCTGAAGCTGTAACACAATTTCAAGCGCAAGCGTATAAAGAATTATTACCAAGTGATGGACCTGTAAGAACTCAAGTCATTGGTGCTGACACTCCAGAAGTATCACAACAAGCAGAACGTGTTAAAGATTTCATGAACTATATGTTGATGGAACAAATGGAAGAATACACACCAGACACAGATCAATTATTATTTTATTTACCATTAGCAGGATCTGCATTTAAAAAAATTTATTACGATGAAATCAAACAAAGAGCAGTTGCTAAATTTGTACCTGCTGAAGATTTAATTGTTCCATATTACGCAACTGATTTAAAAGATTGTGAAAGAATTACACACATTGTTAAGATGTCAGAGAATGATGTTCTTAAACAACAGAAAGCAGGATTCTATAGAGATGTAGAATTAATACCAAAGCAAGCTGACAAGAGTCCAATACAAGATAAGTTAAATGAACTAGAAGGTGTAAAACCTGCTGGAGAAAAAGAATATCAATATAATATTTTAGAAATGCATATTGATTTAAACTTGAACGAGTTTGAAGTTGAGAATGCAGAGAAAGAAGTTAAATTACCTTACATTGTTTCAATAGATGAAGGTTCAGGAGAAGTTTTATCTATTTATAGAAACTACAGCGAAGATGATGACACACAATCTAGAAAAGAATACTTTGTACATTACAAATTTTTACCTGGATTAGGTTTTTATGGCTTTGGTTTAATCCATATGATTGGTGGATTATCTAGGTCTGCTACTCAAGCACTAAGACAATTGCTCGATGCAGGTACTTTAGCGAACTTACCTGCTGGATTTAAGTCTAGAGGTATAAGAATTCGTGACGATGACCAACCTTTTCAACCTGGTGAGTTCAGAGATGTTGATGCACCTGGAGGAAATATCAAAGATCAATTCCAAATTTTACCTTTTAAAGAGCCAAGTAGTACTTTATTCCAACTTTTAGGCTTTGTTGTACAAGCTGGACAACGTTTTGCAGCGATTGCAGACATGCAAATGGGTGAAGACAGTCAAAATAGAGCTGTTGGAACGACAATTGCGTTGTTAGAGCGTGGTTCAAGGGTCATGAGCGCTATTCACAAGCGTTGTTACTACGCTATGAGACAAGAATTTAGACTTTTATCAAAAGTTTTTGCAGATTATCTGCCTCCTGTGTATCCATATGCAGTTACAAACGCAGATCGATTCGTAAAACTACAAGATTTTGACGATAGAGTGGATGTAATCCCTGTTGCAGACCCAAATATCTTCTCAATGGCTCAAAGAGTCACTTTAGCAAACGAGAATTTAAAAATTGCAGCTTCAAATCCACAAATGCACAATTTAAGAGAAGCTTACAGAAGAGTTTATGAAGCTTTAGGAACAAAAAACATTGATGCTTTGTTAAAACCTGAATTACAACCACAACCTGAGGATCCTGCAACTGAAAATGCTAAATCATTACAGATGCAAATGCTAAAAGCGTTTCCTGAACAAGATCATGATTCACATATTGCAGCTCATAGAGCATTTATGGCTACAAGAATGGTTCAAATCAATCCAATGGTATATGCTTTACTACAAGGACACATATCTGACCACATTGCATTAAAAGCTCATGGTGAAATAGGAGATATGATTCAGAATACACCAGAATTACAAATGCAAGCACAACAAGACCCACAAGGATTTAAAATATTATTTGATTCTATGGTCGCTAAAAAAGTTGCTGAGATTACAATGATGTTAGCTCAAGAAGAAGCTGGTGGACAAAAAGAAGATCCATTAGTTGCATTGAAACAAAGAGAATTAGATTTAAGAGCTATGGATTTACAAAGAAAAGCTATGGAAAATCAGCAAGACGCAGAAAGAAAAGAAATGGAATTTGAAGAAAGATTAGACTTTGATAAAATGAAGTTAGAATCTGCTGAAGATCAAGCTGAAGAGAGAATTAGAATTGCAGAAGAGAAAATAGATTTAACTGCACAGAAAATGCAACAACCAAAAAAGGACAATAAAAGATAATGCCTTTTAAATCTGAAAAGCAAAGAAGATACATGTATGCGAATGAACCAGAGATCGCAAAAAAGTGGTCTAAGAAATATGGTAATAAAATTTTAAAAGCTAAAGGTGGTGCAGATGCATCTAAAGCTGATTTTGGAGTAAACACACCAGGACCTGGAGATACAGGTGGTGAAGGAGGTTATACTCATCAAAGCACAAATCAATTTGGTGCTAAGGGATCAAGTCCAACCAGCACAGGGGGACCTCAAGTTCAAGTTAGAACAGGACCTGTTCAAGTTCCAACTATAGGACCTTTTACTTATGCGTTTAATAAAATTTCACAAGGTTTGTATAATAGAAAAAATTTAAAAGATGCTCGTCAAAATGATATTCTAGGTGGCGAGATGTTAACTACAGGTCAAAAAACAACAGGACCTGCAACAATACCAGATAACAATAACAATAACAAACAATTATGTCCTGATGGAACTTATCCTCCGTGTAAGACACCTGTTTCACAATCGTTTGAACATGGTGGTGAGATTGTGGTAAGCTCTAATGTAGATAAAAGTTTATTATGATTAAAAATAAGAGATTAACAAAAACAGTTCCACCTAAAAGTGGACCAAACTCACAAGTGCCACCAATTAAAATGAACACAGGCGGAGATGCTTGTTGTAGTGAGTGTGTAGATGTAAGAGGAACTAAAGGTATCCAAGTCAAAGGTTTTAACTTTAGAGGTGTAAGATGATTTTTAAAAAAATAGCAAGATGGGTTTGGTGTTTATTTTTTCCACCAATTATTTATAAACAAAAAGAAGTTGTTAAAGAGCCTTGTTGGAAACATGAAAAATTTAAAAAAGGTTGTTTACTTTGTAGGAACTTAAATAATGGTCGCTAAAGTTTTACAATACGTTGGTAGTAAGATTGCTAAAAAGGTTTTAAAAAATAGACCTGATCTTCATAAAAAATTTGATGATATTATGAAAAATGATGTAGATCCTTCTATCTCACAAGAATCACAGATATCTCAAGCTTTAAATATTTTAAGATCCCCAAAAGTAGATAAAAAATCAACAGGCGGAATGATATTTAAGGGTAGCGATTATTATAAAGATCTGTTATAGATTTGAATGTTTGAAAATCTCTCAAAAAGAGAACAATTAATTTTTTTAGCTGGTATATTTGAAGGTGAAGGTTGGTTTGGTGTTAATAAAAGACCAAATGGGTGGACGCCTTCAGCTGTACTAGAAGTACAGATGACAGATGAAGATGTCGTCAAAAGATTTCAATATTATTTTAAAACAAATGGAAATATTCATAAAAAAAAGAAAAAACAAAAAGAACATCACAAACAAGTTTGGCGATTTTGGTTAAAAGGCTATCGTGCTTTACACTTTATGGAGGAAATGTTACCTTATTTAGGTAAAAGAAGACAAAAACAATATTATGATGTGGTTAAAATTATTGGGAATGGGCCTAAAAACTGGAGCCCACTTATATCAGAACAAGCAAAGAACCAAACAAGCAATGTCGGATGCACAACTTCTGCACGCAGAAAAGATGCGAGCGGGAGAGATAGCTTACGAGGGTAAATTATTAGAAGCAAGACAATCGGACTGGAAAGACGAATTCATTTTATTATTGCTCTCAGCTCCTATCGTAATGTTAAGTTGGGCAGTATTTTCGGATGATCCAACTGCGATGGAAAAGATGAAGCTTTTCTTCGAATATTTTTCGCAACTTCCTTTCTGGTATCAAACAATTTTTGTAGGTGTCATCGCGAGTGTTTACGGACTTAAAGCTACAGATTTAATAAAACGAAAGTAGTTGCTATTTAACTTACTTTGCTATAAACAACTATCATGATTAGAGGCGATAGTTCTGAATATGAACTACTAAAAAAATGGTGTGAGACTACACCTGTATTTTCCCCTAGAGAAAGATTTTATTCATGCGAGATTGGAGTCAGAGAAGGACTTGGTTCGAAAATAATTATGGATTCTTTTAGAGAAAGAATTCAAGGAACTCCTTATATACACTTCGCTGTAGATCCTTATGGTAATTTAGAATATCAACATTATGATAATACAGGTGCTTATACTTGTGATTACACTGATGCTATGTATGAACAAATGATGAAAGATTTTGAATCTTATCCAATGTTTTATTTTACAAAAATGACTGATATTGAATTTATGAATCAGTATACAAATATTGATTATTTTAACTTTGTGCATTTTGACGGACCTCATATGACTAAAGATGTTATTACTGAATCAGTATGGTTTGCTAATAAATCTGTAAAAGGTACTAGATTTATATTTGATGATTATCCTAAATATGACATGCCTTTTATATCTAAAATACTAGAAAAATATGGATTTAAAACAATAGAGGCTGGTAAAAATAAAATCTGTTTAGAACGAAATGAATCTTGATTTAGATACACTACAATCAATTCGACATTACATCAAAAAACAAATTGAGAAGACCAAAGAGGATTTGGTGTACCATGTAGACACAATCGACAACCTATCGTATGCTAGAGGGAAACTCAGCGCTTTAGAAACGCTGCTACAGGATCTTAAAGACCTGCAGAGAAACGAGGAGAATGTCGATGACGATAATACAACCTGATCCTTTAGTCGGGATCAAAAAAAATGGTGAGGCTACACCAGAATCAAAAGAACAAGCCATACCTACTGACCCAGAAGGTATTAAAAAATACTTAGACGTTATACCAAAACCAGTTGGATATAGACTTTTAGTTAGACCTTATTCAGGACCTAAAAAAACTAAAGGTGGAATTATTTTAACTGATACAGCAAGTGAAACTATTCAGATGACAACCGTAGTTGGTTTAGTTGTTGAGATGGGTGATCTTTGTTATCAGGATAAAGAAAAATTTCCAAAAGGTCCTTGGTGTAGTAAAGGGCAATTTGTAATCTACGGTAGATATGCCGGTTCTAGATTTAAAACAAAATATGGTGAACACCGTATTTTGAATGATGATGAAATCATCGCAACAATAGCAAAACCAGAAGATATTCTGCATTTATATTAAGGAGGACACATCATGGCTGATGCACAAGAATATGCTAAGACACAACCTGAAGTTGAACTCGATACAGATGATGTTAAAGAAACTGATATTAGTATTGAAGAAACAAAACAGGAAGAATCAAAAGAACCAAACTTAAACGCTGGTGAAGTTGATTTAGGTTATACTGATCATGACAAAGAGCAACCAAAAGAAGAAGTTGCTGTTGAAGAAGTTCAGGAACAACCAAAACAAGAAACACAAACAGAGGAACCTGAAGATTTAACTGACGTTTCTGAATCTGTTAAAAAAAGAATCGATAAACTTACTAGAAAATTTAGAGAAGCTGAAAGAAGAGAAAAAGCTGCTTTAGATTTTGCTAAAGGTTTACAGAAAAAGTATGATGATACTCAAAGTAAATATGATTCTACAGATGAGAAATATCTTAAAGAATTTGATGCGAGAGTAGATGCTCAAAGAGAACAGGTTAAGAGAAAGCTTAAAGAGGCTATTGAAAATAACGATGCCGATAAAATCATGGAAGCTAATGATGAGCTTACTCAATTAACTGTTGAGAAGGAAAAAGCTAGAATCAAAATGGCTGATAGAGAAGCTAGATTGAAACAGCTAGAAGAGCAAAAAAACGCGCCAAAAGAACAACCAATCCAAGAACAACAAGCACAAGCTGAGCCTAGTGAAAGAGCAAGATCTTGGGCTAGTAAAAACGCTTGGTTTGGTAACGATAAAATCATGACAAATGCAGCAATGACTGTGCACGAAGATCTAGTGGGCATGGGTGTTGATGTTGAAAGTGATGAGTACTATAATGAGATAGACAAACGAATGAAGGAAAATTTCCCTCACCGTTTTGCTACTCAAGAGCAACGAAGACCCGTCCAAAAAGTTGCTTCTGCTGGTAGAACTCAGCAGGGACGTAGATCTGTGAGACTCACCAAATCACAGGTGGCTATTGCCAAAAAATTAGGGGTGCCACTAGAAGAATACGCTAAATTCGTGAAGGAGGTATAGAATGAGCGATAAAATAAATAGAACTTCACGCGCGTCTAATGAAGTAAAGGATGTTAGAAAACAACCATGGACGCCACCATCATCTCTGGATGCACCACCTGCGCCAGACGGTTATGTTCATAGATGGATCAGAACCGAAAGTATGGGTTTCCAAGATACGGCTAACGTATCGAAGAAAATGAGAGAAGGTTGGGAATTTGTGAGAGCCGAAGAGATTAAAAATCAATTAGGTGATCATTCTTATCCAGTCATTGCTCAGGGAACTTACGCAGGTCTCATCGGGGTTGCTGGCCTTGTGTTGGGAAGGATACCTGAAGAAATCGTAAAAAGCCGTGCAGAGTATTTCCAAAGAATTACTCAGGACAGAGTCGCCGCGGTAGACAACGATGTCATGAAGGAACAACGACCGGAGATGCCTATTAATATTAATAGACAATCTCGCGTAACTTTTGGTGGTGGAAACAAATAATAATTATTTGGCAATATTCACTCCAAAGTAAATGTTAAACAATAAAGGAGAAAACAACTATGGCTAATGTAGCTGAAAAATATGGTCTAAGACCAGTAAGAAAGTTAGATGGCTCTCCATTTATTAACGCGCAAAACAGATACAGAATTGCTGCGAATTACGGTACTGCGATTTATCAAGGTGACTTGGTAAAACCTGTTGCAGGTGGCGGAATCGAAAGAGCAGTAGCAAATACTTCTGATCTCGTTGTGGGTGTTTTTAACGGAGTGTTCTACACAGACCCTACTACTCAGAAGCCTACTTGGAAAAACTATTATCCAGGAACTGTTAACGCTAGTGACATTGTCGCTACTGTTATCGATGATCCTAATGTAGTTTATTCAATAGACTCTGATGGAGCGTTTGCGGCAGCAGACATCTTTAAAAACTTTGCAATAACAACAGGCGGCGGTAACGCTTTAACTGGAATCTCTGAAGTTCAAATGGACTACAGTGTATCTGGTTTAACTACAAGTGGAACTGTCCTTCAAGCAATCGATGTGTCACAAAATACTGACAACAGCGATGCTGGAAGCGCGAACGTAGACGTGTTAGTTAGAATTAACAACCACTTCTACAATCAAGGCACAGGCTTATAATAATAGGAGATTATAAATTATGGCTATATCACGATCACAACTAGTTAAAGAACTAGAGCCAGGTTTGAATGCACTATTTGGCCTGGAATACAACAGATACGACAATGAACATGCAGAGATCTTCATGGCGGAATCTTCAGACAGAGCGTTTGAAGAAGAAGTTATGTTATCTGGCTTCGGTACTGCAGCGACTAAAGCTGAAGGTGCTGGAGTTGTCTTTGACCAAGCTACTGAAGCGTATACTTCAAGATACACTCACAATACTGTGGCGTTAGCATTTGCTATCACAGAAGAGGCTATTGAAGATAACTTATACGACAGATTAGCGGGCAGATACACAAGAGCTCTTGCTAGATCAATGGCGCAATCTAAACAAATCACAGCAGCGAATGTATTAAACAACGCGTTTGATACAGGCGGAAGCTACAATGGAGGTGACGGTAAGGCACTTTGTACTACTGACCACCCATTAGCGACTGGTGGAACGTTCAGAAATGAACTTTCAACTGCTTCTGACTTGTCAGAAACATCATTAGAACAAGCGTTAATCGATATCGCAGCGTTCGTAGATGAAAGAGGATTAAAGATCGCTCTACAAGGTAGAAAATTGATTATTCCAAAAGAATTACAATTTACTGCTGAGAGAATCATGAAATCTCCTTTATCTACAACTCCAGGCGGTTCTTCAGCGTTTGCTAAAAATGACATCAATGCAATGATGAACATGGGAATGATTCCAGAAGGTTACAGAGTTAATCACTTCTTAACTGACACTGATGCATTCTTCATCATGACTGATGCGCCTAACGGTTTAAAACACTTTGTAAGATCGCCAATTAAAACAGCGATTGAAGGTGATTTTGACACTGGTAACGTTAGATTCAAAGCTAGAGAAAGATACAGCTTCGGTTGGTCTGACCCTAGAGGAATCTTCGGTTCTCCAGGAGCGTAATAAATTACAGTTTATAGGGGCGTACTTTACGCCCCTATATTTTACCCTTATAATGGAGATACTATGAGTTTTAAAAGTGATATTCAGGCTACAAGATCAACAGCAGGTAACACAGGTACTGCAGTTATTTCACAGCCAATTAGATTAAGAGGAATTATTATTGCTTCAGATAATGTTGGAGCAGGTATATTAGAATTAACAACAACATCAGCTACAGGTGATTCACTTTTTATAGGTGATGTACCACAAGGTGATGTAATTAACTTTTCATTTCCAGAGGACGGAATCCTTTTTCCAAAAGGAATTTTTGTTAAAACAAAAACAAACGTCGCTGCTTATACATTACTAACAGATAAATATTCTGGTCCAGGATTAACTGCTTAGAGGTAAAACATGGATTACTATGCTGATTTAGGTATAGAGATCGATGGCTTCGCTAAAGGCGGTATGCCAGCGAAAAATAAAAAGAACTTTAGGTCTACAAAATCTGGAGCAGGTATGACTGCAGCAGGTGTTCGTGCGTACAGAAGAATGAACCCTGGATCGAAGTTAAAAACAGCTGTTACAGGTAAAGTTAAAAAAGGATCTAAAGCAGCTAAAAGAAGAGCATCTTATTGTAGAAGATCAAGAGGACAAATGAAGATGCATAATATTAATTGCGCTAAAACTCCTGATAAGAGAATATGCGCAGCAAGAAGAAGATGGAAGTGCTAATATGAATTTAATTAGAGATTTAAAAAAACAAATAGAAGATAAAAGAAAGCAAGAGTCTATGGTTGCTCAACTTAGAAAAAGAAGTAAAGAGTCAATTGCTAGACCAAAAGCTGAAAAAAATATCACATCAAACGATCCTAGATTACAAGGCATTTAAATGTTTGATAAATGGTTATATAATTTCTTCAGTCTTATAGATGAGTTTTTCTCAAAGGTTGAGAAATATGCTGTAGCATTTGTTTCTTGGCTTTGGCAACAAAGACTTAAACTACTTAGAAAAAAAAGGAGACATAAACGATGAAGAAATGTAATCAATGTCAAAAAGAGTTTCAACCAAAAGATGAGCTAGATCAATTCTGTAGTCAGGATTGTAAAGAGGAGGCATTAGCTGAATTAGATTCTGGTTCAGATGAGTGCCTATCATGTCAATAAAAATAAATGAGAACACCAGTATCGGTCTCCCTTTAAGGAACTTAATTGGTCTGATCGCAGCCATAATTGTCGGAGCATGGTTTGCTTTCGGTGTTATCGAAAGACTTAATAAACTAGAAACTAAAAATCAGTTGTTTGAAAAAGATTTATTAGAGGCTAGTGTTCAAAAACCCATCGATCAGGAGCAGTTCATGATCCTAGAATGGCAGGCAACACAAATAGAGAAGATGCAAAAAATGTTAGAAGCAAATGTACACACAGGTGTAATGTTATCTAGTCATGAAAAAGAAATTGAAAAATTAAAAAAAGATATTGAAAAATTAAAGGATGCAACAAGAGATATCAAGTTTGCAAATGGTAATGGAGGACATTAATGATAAAATTAGTATTTGCATTGTGTTTATTCATAAATGGTGAACTTGTAGAACACAGAATACAAGATAGTTTATCTACTTGTTTAAAGATGAAAAGAGAAGCCACTAGAAATATGGAAATGCAAAACAAAACGTTCATGTGCGGGGAGGTAGAGGCTGAGCTTTACAAGAACGTAGATGGAAGCTATAGTATAGATAAAATTATTCAACCGAAATAATGAATCTTTCACGAAACTTCACTCTTCAAGAGCTAATTAAATCGGACACAGCGATTCGTAAAGGGATTGATAATAATCCTAATGCAGATCAAATAGAAAAATTAAAAAGACTTTGTGAAAATGTTCTTCAACCTGTCCGGGATCATTTCGGCAGAGTTAAGGTGACTAGCGGATATCGTAGTCCTGAACTATGTTTAGCTATTGGTAGCTCGATCAATTCACAGCATGCTAAAGCTGAAGCCGTTGATTTCGAATGTGTTGGTGTAGATAATGCTGAGGTGGCTGATTGGGTTAATCAGAACATTAGAACAGATCAGTTAATTCTTGAATATTATACCCCAGGAGAACCTAATTCTGGATGGATCCATGCAAGTTGGGTTGAATTTAATCCAAGATGCCAGTATATGAGAGCATATAGAGAAGATAAAAAAACAAAATATAAACCAATAATAGGAAAGGCAGTAGACTTAGTATAATGGGAATTACAAGATCACAAATGACACAACAGATTGATGGCAAGTTAAGAGGTGCCAAAGATGAAAAGAAAAAAGAAAAAAAGAAACTTCAAGCTAAAAAATCCAATAAAAAGAATCCTCTCGCTAGGACATTTACTGTTTAGACCAAGAGTGGTACAATCTAAGAAGTTGTACAACAGAAAGAGGCTTAAACAGCATGACAAAACTATGTGCTAGAGGCAAAGCGGCCGCAAAAAGAAAATTTAAAGTTTATCCGTCAGCGTATGCTAATGCATATGCATCTAAAATTTGTGCGGGTAAAATAAAAGATCCATCAGGTACAAAAAGAAAAGATTGGGGACCTAAGAAAGCTAAAACAGGTTTACTTGCTAACACTTCTGTTTCACCTTCTGTTACTGCAGAGTCTGGTGTAGATGGTAAAATTTCTTATGAAAATAAAGGTGTAGGATTAGGAATTAGTAACAAAAAATTTGGTAACATAAATATTTCTAAATCAGATAGAAAAGAAAGTATGGAAGGTTTTAAAGATTTAGAAACTAAATCTAAAAATATTAACTATAATAAAACTTTTAAAATAAATGATTCAAGTTCATTTAATATTAATTTAAATAAGGGTCAATCAAGTAATAATTTTGGTAACAAAAATAAAACAAAAGGTGGCACATTAACTTTTACTAAAACATTTAGCTCAGGTGGTTATAATGGAAAGTTTATAAAACATGACTCAGCTGGTATTGAGTTATCAAATGAAAGCCTAGGTAATTATTACGCCGATTTATTAAAATGAGCTTAGATAAATGGTTTAAAGAAAAATGGGTAGACATAGGAGCACCTAAAAAGGGAGGTAAGTATCAAGAATGTGGAAGAAAATCAGCGAGTTCTTCAAAAGGAAGAAAGTATCCAAAGTGTGTCCCACTTGCAAAAGCCACACGGATGAGCGCGTCGCAAAAGGCGAGTGCTGTCAAACGAAAGCGCCAAGCCCCCAACAGTGGCCCTAAACCAGATAATGTTAAAACAATGGCATCAAAAGGTGCGTTTACTAAATTATATTATGGTGGTATGATAGATACATAATGGAAGAAGCAACTGAATACAAAGCCTATTTAGAGGCATTAAAAAAAGCAACGGATTCTGTCAAAGAAGAAAAACAGGATAAAGCTGCAAAAGCTGTAGCTAAAATGAAAA